GATGGTTGGATATTAACTACAGATGGTACAAATGTTGTTTGGTCTGATGTAATAAATTCAGCACCAGCGGCATTAGATACATTAAATGAATTAGCAGCTTCATTGGCAGACGATGCAAACTTTGCAGGTACAATGACTACTGCATTGGCTACTAAAGTTGCATACGCAGATAGCATAGGTACTTTAGCAGACGTTGCTACACCAACAGGACAATCAGGTAAGTTTTTAAAATCAGACGGCACAGGCACAGTATGGGCAAGTGCTGATCCGGATGCATTTCCAGCACAAGCAACACATGGTACAAAGTTCCTTCAAACAGACGGTACTAATGTTAGTTGGCAACCTACTCCATTAGAACTACCAGCACAAAGTGGTGCTACAGCAGGATTGGTTATGATGTCCAATGGTACAGTTGGCGGCGAATATTGGGGAAGTGTAGGAGGAGTAACAAGTGCAGAAACACCTCCAACAGGTGTACTTGCAGATCCAGGAGCATTTTGGTGGAAGTCAGACACTGGTGAACTTTATTTTATGTATCAAGACACAGATACTAGTCAATGGATTAAAGCATCTACTAGTACAGCATTTGGTGTTTCAGGAGGCGATGCAAAAGCATATACAACAGCTACACCTCCACCCGCTACAGATGGTGGTCAGATGTGGTTTAAAACAGATACTGGTGAAATGTATGTATACTATATGGAAGATAGTACAGCAAGTCCAAGTAACCAATGGGTTAAAGTATCAACCGGAGTAGTAGAAACAGGATCACAAATTAAAGAATATGCTATACTAGAAGAACAACAAGCATCAGGAACCGACGGCGGTGCATTTACAGCAGGCTCGTGGGTTACAAGAGTTCTTAACACAGAAGTTGTAGACGGTGATAGTATTGTTATATTAGGAAATGGTTCAAATGGTGCTAACGCCAATGAATTTATTTTAGATGTAGGTGGCTGGTTAATAGAATGGTCAGCACCTGCTGTAGGAGTTGACGGACATACTACTAGATTATATAATGTTACTGATAGTGCATTGATAGCAGATGGTTCGGCTGCATGGTCTGATACAGGTACATCTAATATTTCTTACAGTACTGGTAAAGTACGTTATAGTAATTTATCAGCAGGTCCTCGAGTACTTAGAATTGAACATCAATGTGGAACATCTAATGCTGGTACAGAAGCATTAGGTAAGGCACTTAGCTTAGGTATAGAACGTTATACAACAGTTACTATATACAAAGAAGGATAAATAAATATATTATAATATAGGATAAACAATTATGGCAGCACTAGATTTTCCGGCATCATCGAGTAGTCCATGGACAGATCCAAACGGTGCAGTTTGGGTATGGAATGGAACAGGATGGGCACAAAAAATACCTTATCCAGGTTCAGCAGCTGAAGTTTTAAATACTGTTGTACCTTCATTATCAGTACCAGGTGGACAAACAGGTAGTGATACCGGCGATGTAATTACACTAGATAGAGGAACTTGGCTTAATGCTGTTTCTTTTATTGATAATTGGTTTATGGCAGACGGAGCAGGTGTAGAAACTGCACTTTCAGTTACTGGTGTTGAATATACTAGAGGAAGTTCAGACGCAGGCCAAACAATTTATGCAAAGATTACAGCTGTTGGTGCATATGGTGGTAATTCAGCACCAGTACAAACCAACTCAATGGGAAAAAGAAAATTAACATTTGCGGCGACTGGCAGTTTTCAATCTTGGACTGTACCAACTGGTGTTTATGCATTAGATTTAAAAATGTGGGGCGCCAGTGATAGACATGGTGAACGAGCATGGGGTGGGTTTTCTAAAGGTACATTAGCAGTTAATCCAGGAGATCTCTTCCAGGTTGTAGTAGGTATGAATTCATCTGCATTTGGCGGTGTATCTCACTCAGGTGGTGGATACCATGCAGGCGGAATGTCAGGTTTGTTTACAGGACATGCTAGTATAACATATTCGTCAGGTACTGATCAGGCTCGAGCTGTTATGATAGCAGGCGGAGGCGGCGGAAGTTCTAGTGTATGGCCAAATGGTGCTTGTGGTGGTGATGGTGGTGGAGATACTGGTTGGTATGGTTTTGGTAATCATGCTAATAATAGTTCTTGTGGAGATTATCCAGATACTGATTGGGCTTGGACTAACACATGTTTTGGTTCACAAACAGGTGGTAACGGTAACGTTATGCAAGGTGGTGGACCAAGTCATTGCTCATGGTGGTATGGCGGCGGTGGCGGAGGCTATTTTGGTGGTTGTGGCGGAACATGTTCAGCCAGTTGTCATCAAGGTGGCGGCGGAGGCGGTTCAGGTTATATAGGTAATACTGTACATCCACAACCTAGTCTTTCTAACGCATTTACATACAGAGGAAGTGACATAGAACCATTTACTGATTCAGATCATATCACAGGTGTTGGACAACGACAAGAAGGCGGTCTAGGTGACGGCCTCGTAATAATGTATTTTTAATAGGAGAATATAATGCCATTAGCAGGAACAGAACTTCGAATTTGGGAATTAGATCAAAAATATGGTGCTCTCAAAGAACGACTTGAGAGAATGAATATTTTTTGGTCAGCTCGACCTACTTCGTGGGACGATGTTAGAAATAATCGTAATGCATTATTAGCAGAAAGCGATTGGACACAATTAGTAGATGCCCAAGCTTCTCTTACAGAAGAACAAAAACAAGAATGGAATGCTTATAGACAAGCACTTCGCGACATGCCATCAACATATGCAGATATAGAACATGTTGCATTAATTAATTGGCCAGCAGATCCTACAGTAGCAAGTGGACCAGATTCTGGCGGCACACCTCCCCCAGGTGAAGGACCAGCAGACGGTAGTACAGGTCAAAGCGAACCTATATAAGTTTTAAATCATGCCAACATATCGAGTATCCGAGTTACGGGATTGTCGTGCCAAATATAAAGAAGATTTAGGTATAGATATAAACGCTCCTTCTCATTGGGGTAATTATGAAGAAGCACACAATCCTACACAACAACAATTGATGGCAGCTCATAAAGAAGGCCGAGTTGCTCCTGATAGTTATTTTGTAAAACAAGCAGAAGATCAAGCAATAGGTCAGTTAGAAGAAGAAACACAAACCAAACTATCAGAATCTGATAGTAAATCTATGTTTGCTAAGATGAAACAACTTCGCGAATTACGTATGCCTATTTGTAAAGCGTGTGAAAATTATAGACCTTTACTTAAACAATGTAAACTTTGTCAATGTATAATGCCTGTTAAAACATCTTTTGAATTTTTTCATTGTCCTATAGACAAATGGTAAATTATTTTACTAATTCTTTAGCAAAATTACGCATAATAATAGAATCTTTTGAATTGTCGTATATAGTACGAATTTTATCACAATATCCTCTATTTAATAAAATATATTTTGCACCATAGTGTAAAGGTTTTGGTACGCAATCTAAACTACACCAACAATACCCGCCGGTTTCTTCATTTAATCTTGGATGAAATTCTGTTGGAACAGTAGCAACATACGTATGATATATAAACGTATCATCCTTACTTGTAAAAGTATGTAACGGATATATTTTACCAATCATCGGTACAAATCCAACTTCTTCTTCTATTTCTCGTAACAATACATCAATTGGCTGTTCGCCTTCTTCTGATTTGCCGCCCCAAAATGCCCAAGTCTTTGGATGATTACTTGTTGTTGATCTTAACTGTAAGCAAATATTTCCGGTTGTATTACTAAGAAAAAAGCATCCACTTGCATGAATCATAAATAAACTCTCCAAAAGCCGCCTCTATAAATTCCTTCATATGAATCAATCCATTCTTCACCAGTCCATTCAAATTGTTTACTTGTAGCATTATTAATAACATATTGTGTTGTACTTGTAACACCGGAATCAAACGATACTACCCAAGTACTGCCATTAAATTCTATAATATCGTTTGTATTACCTGTTGCTGTACCCCATGCTCCGCCACCAGGCACATGATCTAATATTAAATATCTCTGTCCGGTTGCAGCCGCCGGTAAATTAGTACCTGGACCACTTGTTGTGGGATCTATTATAGCATTAACAGGGCCCAATGTGCTACCTGGAAGTGTATCGGTATCTAATGTGACTGTTAATTTATTAATTATTGTAGGATGAAATTCCATGGTACCAATAACATCATTTAATACATTACTAGGATTTGCATCTCGTTTAAATCTTATTTGTGATATACCAGGACGCACAAGTCCAAAATCGTCTAAATAACTTTTCCAAGATAATGTTTCTCCTGCATCATTTGTTTCAGCGCCGCTTGGATATAATAATGTTGCTTCGTTATTTAAAAATTTAACTTGATTATTTGTAAGTGTAGTAATAACATATTGTGTAGGTGCACCTGGTACTAAATTTCCATCCCTGAATGAATCTAATTCTACATCGGTCATTTCTTGTAATTTAGATATAATTGTATGTATAATGGTTTGTCTATGAACTTTCGCAGGAGGATTAAGCCATATAGGTGTTAAAAATTGTATTGTAGCAACATCTATTATATCGTCGACACCTACAGGAACTTGTCTGATAGACCAATTTACATTTATCATTTCTGTATATGTTAATGCAGACCAATCAAATTCATTATCACTTGTCATAATATTTATAGAAGGATTAAACAAAACTAAAAGTTGTTCTATAATTTGTAATTTTTGATCTGTATTAGAAGACCATACGTCGACACTAAATGTTAAATTATATGGTACTGGCATATATCGTTCAATTGTATATGTATCTCCTATTTCCTCTTTATATGTACTTGTTGTATCGTCAAATGCTTTTTCGTAAACTTCGACCTTTTCAACATGCTGAGGATATTGACGCCTGTCTGGCGTAAATGATAAATCTGTTATATATACTGATAACATAGGTACTACATTCATCATGTTTTCGGAATTTTGTTTCATAACATGTGACGCCATGCGGGTTGCGTCACCATATCTAACAGGTATTTTTTGAAATAAATCATTACCTGCATCATCTTTTCCCATCTTAACAGAAAACTCACTAAACAATCTTATAAATTGTAAAATGTATCTGCGTATTTGTTCATCATAAAAATATAGCATTATACGTCACTCTTGGGTTTAATAACCTTACTCAAAGGTTGTCTTTCATTAAATTCTTCGCTATCAATAATTGCTGTATTTGCATCATTGATAAAACTTTCTGCATTATATGTACGTTCGCTCCAAGTTTTTGTACCCGGTACATTATCATATAACCTATGCCACTTTGTTCCGCGTCTAACAAATAATCTATGTGGACTAAAATCATTTCTTACAAAATAGTCACCTTCATGAGATGTCGCCGGAAATGCTATACCTTGGGGTATAGTTTCTCCCATATATTCATCATATGTAGCAGGATCAGCTGCTGATTCATAATTAAACAAATGTTCAGTTAAAGGTATACCCGTTGGATTATCTTCTTCTGCTGATTCTACAATAGCATCCGAAATATCAAATTCTATAGGTGCAGTAGACAAATCTGCTGCCAATGAATCTGGATCGGCTGCTGGTGATCCATCCGGACCTGCTTGACTAAATCCAATAATATCTTTGTATTCTTGACTGTCTGTTAATGGTGAAGCTTTAACACGCCAAATATGTGGAAACCATGTTTGTGAAAATCCTTCCGCCCCACGTGATGCATCTTGTACAACGTAAAATTTATTAATTGCATCTGCATTTGGATCTAATAATAAGTCGTCTCTTAAATGAGGTAGTTCAAATACATCACCTGGCATTAATCTACGACCAAGTTTTTCTACCATATCACTAATATGGAAAGATATAAAAAGAACATCATTGCTTAAAAATAAGCCAAACTGTGTTAAGTCAAAGTCGTTATCGCCGACATTGTATACACCACGAAGTTCATAAATGTCTTGATCATATTTACGATCTCTAGTTTCAAGAAACAATAAGTCTTGTATATCTATTTCTGTAGATCCTCCGCTAGCCGTATAATTAGGTTTAGAAGGATCATTTGTAGCACCTTGTTCTTCTGGTCCTAGGTACTTATGTACTAAAAATGCAGTACCGCCCACAAGAAATTGCTCGCGAATAGTATTGTCTATAAAATTAAAATCATTAGACTTTTGTTCTCGCCACAATGATAGTCTTGGCATATTGTTTTACCTCTTATACATATTTATCTTGACAGATCATTAAAAATTTATTATTATAGTACTATATAATATATTATGATGATATATAGTAATTATGAGTCCTAAAGTGCTTGGAATAAAAATTCCAAAGAAAAAACGAAGAACAAGCAAGTCACAACACCTTGCTTATACCGGGGAAGAACCTGATTGGCCAGTGTTTATGCAATCTAATCCTGATACAGAAGCAATATATCGTGAACGAACCAGAAGTTATGATTGGTATAACTATTATCATAAAAGTAGCTCGTTATTGCGTGATGTAGAAAAATGGATGAATGATAACAATTATACAAAAGAAGATATTAAAGCATGGAAAGCAGCCGAAGCATGGCGTACTACAATGACTGTAGCATCTTCTTGTAAATTACTTAATAATGGAATGCCTAATATTATAATAAGTCCGTATAACAAAGAAGCGGAACCTAAACCTATAAGTGATCATATAACAAAGTCACTTAAAGAAGTAATAGAAATAGGATATAAACAGTTAGAAGAAAAAACTGAAGAAACAAACGACTCTAAGGAGAAAGTAGTAGTGTCTATTCAAGAAAGAATGAGAGACATATCTGCTTTAATGACGGAAGATATAGAATCTAGTGTTGATACATTTCATAATGATATGGTAAAATTTAATTTAAAAGAATTTAATCCAATTACTGTATTACGACAGAAAGATGCAAAAGCAAATCATGCAAGAATAATAAAAACTTGGTATCAGTCTGAAGGTAAAGATTATGAGCTTCTTGTGCATCCTGAAAAAGATACAAGAAATGATGCAGATCAACTAAATGAAGCATACGGACATTTAACAAAAGCAGAAAAAAAGAAAGCAAATGATTTCTATAAAAAAATAATAAGTGCATGTGATATTGTTATCAATGAACAAAAAGTTAGACGTAAGCCTCGTGCCGTTAAAGCAAAGCGAGCAGACGATGTTATTAAAAAACTTAAATTTCAGATAAGTGATGTCTCTCACGGAATAACATCTGTTCCTCCTGTAGAAATAGTTGGTTCTGTTTTAACTGTTATTTTTAATACAAAAACTCGTAAAATAGGATTATATGTTGCAGAAGATTCTAGTGGATTATCTGTTAAAGGTACAACAATATATGGTTATGATGAAAAAACATCTGTACAAAAAACTTTACGTAAACCAAAAAATCAGTTAAAATTATTTAATGTTGCCAAAACAAAACTAGTAAAAGAGTTCGAATCTTTAAAAACAGCAGATACTAAATTGAATGGTAGAACGAACGAACATTGTATTATACTTAGGTGTTTCAAATAAATACATTATAAGGAGTATAATATATGGCAGCCAGAGACGATTTAACAAAAGAGATAGAACTCAGGTTAGGCGGAGGGATGGTCGATGTTGAACTTGATCCAGAGCACTATAATTTAGCAATAACTAAAAGTTTAGAAAAATATAGACAACGAAGTGAAAATGCTGTTGAAGAAAGTTTTCTTGTTCTACAATTGAAACTTGATTTAAATGAATATACATTACCTTCAGAAGTTATAGAAGTAAGACAAATTTATCGTAGAGCAGGAACAAGTATATCTAGCGGAGTTGATATTGAACCGTTTGAAGCTGCATATTTAAACACATATTTACTACATAGCGGTCGCGCAGGAGGCATGGGTGTATATGATGCTCTTGCACAACATGTAGAAACACTTGGTAGATTATTTGGTGCATATTATAATTTTACATGGAATACAGTTTCTAAAAAATTGACTATTCATAGAAAAATTAAAGCAGTAGATGATGTTATACTCCATGTATATAATTTTAGGCCAGAAGATAATTTGTTAATAGATGAATATGCAAGACCTTGGCTTAAAGACTACGCATTAGCACAATCAAAATTAATGCTTTCAGAAGCAAGAGGTAAATTTGCTCAAATTGCAGGCCCTCAGGGCGGTACATCATTAAATGCTGAAACATTAAGAACAGACGCCCAAGCAGAAATAGACAGACTTGAACAAGAACTAACACTTTACAGCGAGGGTGGCACACCAGCAACGTTTGTTATAGGATAATATGATTATAGGCCTTTGTGGATTTGCAGGCTCAGGAAAAGGAACTCTTGCTGATTTTTTGGTAGAGAATCACAACTTTCGTAAAATCAGTTTTGCAACTAAATTAAAAGATGTAGCATCTGTTATGTTCGGATGGGATCGCGATCTGTTGGAAGGTATTACAGATGAAAGCCGCGCATGGCGCGAAGAAGTAGATGAATATTGGAGTAATGAGTTAGAACAAGAAGTTACTCCCCGTATAGTATTACAATTATTTGGTACAAATTGTGTACGTAACAATTTACATAATAATATTTGGGTTAGTATAGTTAAAAAAACGTTAATTGATAATCCAGATGTAAATTGGGTAATACCTGATATTAGATTTCCTAATGAAGTAAATGTTATACAACAACAGTTAAATGGTTTAGTATGGTGGATTAGGCGAGGAGAATTACCAGATTGGTATCGTACTGCCGCAGTAGATAATGAAATAGGATCAAATGATATGCTAACTAAATATCCAGAAGTACACGAAAGTGAATATAGGTGGATCAATACTCAATTTGATAATATAATTGAAAATGATTCTTCTATAGAGGAATTGGGATATGTTGTTGCTCTTTTAATGCATAGGTAATATTATGGTAGACACACAACATCAACTAACATTATATATAAATGACGCATGTTCAAAGGGTTGTTCATTTTGCTTTATTCCAGATGAAGTTAAAGCAATAGATCGCGAAATGGATATACCTATGCTTGAGCGTTTAATAGACGAAGTGGGTGCAACTCATTTTCAAATACAAGGCGGCGAACCTACAGAACATTCGCAGTTTAAAGAAATTATGCATATGTTTGCAAGAAAAAATGTTACATTTCATATGTTATCTGCTCTTCTTTTTAGTGAAT